CTTGTTGTTGATTCATACCTTGAAAGGCTTGAGAATAATCAGTTGTTTCAAAAGGATTTGTTACAAAACCACCTATTTGGTAGCCTTGAGACATTTGTAAAAGAGTTGGTGTTGTCATTCCTGCCATAATTATTTAAAACCAGTCATTTTCATCATATGTTCAAATCTTGTTGTTACAGGCTTTTTGATTGAAACAGGTTTAGAAATATCAAACAAAGACTTAGGGGCAGTATACTGAGTAAAAACTTTAGGTGGTTTGTAGTCAGATGTAAACCCTTGTCCTCCAGTAAGAAACATATTTAATCTTTGTCCTATGTTTGCACTTTTTAACATATCTAAACCTGATTCTATTCCTTTTCCCATAGTATAACCTTGTGACCCTGCTAGTAAAAAAGAACCTATTGATGGTTTTTGTGCTCTTGCAATGGCTTTTTCTTGCTCTCCTAAAAACTCTTGATCTCTTACTAATTGTTCATAATTACTTCTTCTAAATTTTCCTGTTGGTGCTGGTACAAAACTAGGAACAGAACCACCCTGTTGCCCAAATAAACTACCAATAGCACCTCCAACACCTCCACCTATTGCTGTTCCAACACCAGGAACAAAACTTCCAATAGCTGAACCTAGTAAAGTTCCAATAGCTTGAGATGATTGTTTTCTTTTAGATCTTCTATCTGCTTTTTTCAACATTTCTCTTTGTACTGCAGCTAATCTAAGTCTTTCTCTTTCTTGTGCTCTATCTTCCATTGCTATATCTTTAGCAAGTTGTAAGCCTGCCATATCTGCAAGAGTACCAAATTGAGCTTGTGCTCTTTGTCCAGTTGCAAGAGCTCTCATTCCAGGGGTTACGAAAGGTGCGTATGTAATTTTTTGTTCTGTAGCCATATAATTATCCTATTAAATTTAAAACTTTTTTCTTCTAATTAAAACCAATCTATTCACCTTTCAAAGCATCTACTTCTGCTTTTAATTCTTGTATTGCTTTTATCATTGGTGATATAAACTCGGTATATCTTAACCCTTTAGATCCTTCTTCATCATTAGCTGCAGGGTCAACATAACCAGCAAAATTTTCTGTATCTATACCTAAAGAATCTAAAAGTGTCTTGACTTCCTGTGCTATTAAACCATAATGTGTTCTTGTTTTCCCTTTTAGCTTATAGGAAATTGGATTTAAAGAATTAACAAAACTTAAACCTAGTTGAGATGCTTGAACTGATTCTTTATTATTTAAGTCAGAAGTTTGTATAGTTCCATTAGTAGCATGAACATCATCCCATTTTAAACTTGAGCTTCCTAAGTCATGCCCATCATCTGAGTCTGGAAGCAAACCTCCACCAGTTGTTAATAAACATTTTATATTACCTACATCTCTTTCAAATCCTGCATCTGGAGAACTATATGAACCAAAATTTATTTTACCATTAATATTAACATTGCCATTGGCATCAAATGAATATCTGTTATTACCATTTCTTCTTATAAGTAATGCTGAAGTAGTTGCATCTGAAAAAATTCTAAAAGCATCTCCATCTGTTGCTTTAGTATCATTACCATCATGTATAAATATTACACCTGTATTGTCAGCATCTCCTTGAATATGTATATTTCCATTACTTTGAAAATTAATATGACCATCTGCAAATGTTGCTGAACCTTCACTTGTTATGCTATTTGAAGCTAAAACAACACCACCTATACTCCCTGATTCTGCTAAAATCTTTCTAACTACAACTGATTTTTTATTATCTCCTACACCTAGATCTGCATCTTCTATCCTTAATTCTTTTTCACCTGATTGAATATTAATAGAATTTGTTGCACCATATCCAAATGTAGAGTTTTTAAAACCAACTTTTTCATTATGGTAACTTATATCTATTCCTTCTTTTTGGTCTGTTACACCAACATCAGGAGCACTCTTTCTTCCATAAACTTTAGTGCCATGGTTTACACCAACTGAATTAACTTTATTGTATTTAAACTCTGCCATTATGTATTAATCAACCTTTTGTATGTTGGTCTATATTCGATACTTATATCATTTATTTCTAATTTAGTTGCTGAATCAACAGTTATTTGTAAAGCAATGCTTTGACATTCTACTGGGTCATCTAAAGGTATTTTAGCTATTTCAAAATCTGTTGCTTGATTTAAAGTATTACTGCTTAAATCTGAATCTACAAACGAAGTAGAACCATTCAATGCATATCTTAAAACATTATTTTGTGTTGTACTTGAAGAGGATTTATAAGTTATATGAAAGCCATATATTTTTTTTCTTTTACTTGGAGTTCCAAAGTCAAAATCTTTTGTTTGGTAAACTATATTACTAGAATCTTGTGGCTCTCCTCTCCAAGTTCTTAGTGTTATAGTATCACTATTCTCTGAATAATATAATAAATCACCATTAGCATCATAATCAAAATTGCTAAATACATCACCTGAATGCAGTCTGTTTTTACCTAACCAAATAGAACGAGTTTTTAAATCATAGATAATAACATCACTACCATTACCTCCAAAGTTTTGGTCATTCGTTGTGCTTCTTGAATCTAAAGCTATTATAATATGTGATTCTTTACCATAATAACCTATGATACTTCCAGCAGTTATTAACTTTGCCCATGATTTTAAATTAAATAAACCATCTTTATATCCATTTAAAAATTTTTCACCAACCAATTCTGTTATACCACTACCACCTTCATATACATAAAGACCATTTTGATTTACCCAAGTAATACCAAAAGGTGTTTTTATAACAGCATTAGGATGTAAAACACCATACCCCTTGTGAGTTGCTTCTAAAAACCAACCACCTGGATTAGGGCTTCCTATATTTATTATATACAATGTGTTGAATTTATATGCAAATAATCTATCACCTACAGATTCTAATCTCATATAGGCTTCTGCATCACCCAAAGCAACATCTATAAAATTATTATCAGGAAATATATTTTCTTTATTTATTGGGGTGTACATAATTCTGTCAGCGTGTTTTCTTCTAACACCTTCATTTGTTGTCTTTTTTACATTGGCAACAAATAATCTTCTGTTTGCAAATACACCAGTTTTAAAACCATCTCCTGCATTTCCAATAGTTAAATTACCTTCATTGCTAGAATAACCATTAATGGTAGCATATGTATCAATGCTTGGTTCTATGGCTGTTACAGTTACATTCCCCAATGGTGTGCTTGCACCATTGGTTATAGTCCAATCTTTATAATCACCACTCATTTTAGAACGAACACCAAAAGCATTATTTTGACCAGAAACTCCTGTAATGTCTATATCTGCAAGTAAATTCCATTCACTATCATTAACCCTGCTACCTGTATTATCATATAATTTCCAATACAATCTACCACCTGTAACATTATTAAAATAATCTTGACCAAGATTACTAGACAAACCATTTTGTGAGCTAGCATAAACTGTTATGTTTAAAAGACAATCATCATTAGTAATGTTTTTTGCAGTTGACATTTCAAAAACAGTAGACTCCATTCTCTTTTCATATATAAATGTTAGTCCAAACTTATAATAACCTGCTTGCCATCTACCTGTACCAGCACTTCCTTGATCTATTTCTACATTAAAACTTCCATCCTGATAAGAAGCACTTGTTACAAGGTTTCCAGAATCTGGTGGAGAAATTTTAAAACCAGTAAACAAAAAAGAATCCTGTGCTAATCCTAATTGTTTATAACCAACATAACTATATTGTTTTACTGTACTTGAGTTATTAAGAGATGTATCATGTAAAATAATTTTATTACCAATTGGTATTACTGCACCATTACAAGATGTTACACCTGCTCCACTAATATCTCCTATGCTTGTCCAAGTTTCATTGGTATAATCAAGAACTTTACATTGAGTGTTGCTGCTATTACCTGTTTGGTCTATTGCACATATATAATGTTCACCAGTATTACTTTTTGCTTTATTGTAATCAAACTCAAAATGCTTTAGACCATACCCTCCAGCATTTTCTATGGCATGACTACCAACAGTTGCAAAGCTTGCAGCAGATGTTGCATGACCTGCATCCCTAGGTGTTCCATCACCATCACCCATGTTTCTTAAAACACCTATTTGGTCTCCTATTACATCTTGACAAAAAGAAGATTCATTGTCTGCTATGTCTCTTTTATCTCTTTGATTATTAAGACCACCAGAAAAATCTCTTAATGTGGCTGTTTGTTTTGGCATTTTACTTTAGTAAAACTTTTTTAATAACATCCTCAACTACAGAATAAATAGAATTTAAAACTTTTGCTTCAGTCTTTTCATTTATAATCGGTATGTCAATTCTGTCATTTAATTTTTTGATGATTTCTTCTTTAGTTTCTTCATTACATAAGTAATCTACCATCATGTTTGCTAGTTTCATTTGTTCACTCCTTGTGATTTTTTCATTCGTTTAAACCCATCTTCCATAGATATGGTTGAAAAATCTACTTGGTCTTTTCTTATTGCAGATGCCCAAGCTCCACCTTCTCTAACAACTGTATTTATTGGAGAAATAATTCTTTCAAAACTTCCATCACAATGTTGGTCATTACAACTTGTTCCAACAAAATCATCTTCATCAGAAGTGTTAAAGTTTCTACTATAATTTTCTGTAGGCTTGTTACAAACCTTACATTTGTATGTGTATATTGGCATTAATGTTTTCCATTCAATCTTGATACTATACCTTTTAGGTAGTTTATATCATCTGTTAAATCATTTAATTCTTTTACCACAGACTCATGTCTTCTTTCAGCATTGTCTATAATTTTATCTTGCCATCTATCATATGAATCATCAGATTTATTAAACCTATCTATTAGTTTTACCAAGATCTGATATTGGTCAGTAAGTTTTTGAGTCAATACCTTTTGCAACCAAGCCATTTGCCCTGCAAAAAGCATTACCATCACTCCAACAATTCCGTATTCTGCAAATATATCTATCATATTACTGCTATAATTTAAACATTATCTGTTAACAACTTGTTAACATAAACTACTTTTTCTTACCTTTTTTAGCTTTTTTCATTTTCTTTTTTTTCTTTTTACCTGTATGATATGGCATTTTTTTCTCCTTTAATATAAGTTAACAACAATCATCACAACAATCACAGTTGCAATCTTCTTCACAATATACTATATGTTTTATTTCTTTTTGCACTATTTCTTCTTCCTTTTTTTAGCTTGTCTAACACGAGATTTTTCTACTGCTTTTAAATTAATTCTTTTGCCTTGTTTATATAGCTTTGCAGTTCTTTTTATTTCTGCAGCTTTTTTTCTAGGATTTTTAGCACCCTTAGTATATTTAGCTGGCACACCATATTTATATGGTTGCTT